GATGCCTTAGGCGCACGATATTTTGAAGTTCAAACGGATGGTGACGTTTATAACACTAATGGGACTTACGGCACCATTTCTGACCAGAAACTCAAACAAGACATCGTAGACGCAGGCTCGCAGTGGGATGACATCAAGGCTATTCGGTTCCGCAAGTACCGGATGAAAACCGACGTTGCTGCCAATCCTGACGCGCCTGTTTTGCTTGGCGTGATCGCACAAGAACTGGAGCAAGTATCGCCCGGTCTGGTTGACGAACACCCGGACATGGAAACGGTAGAGGTCACGGATGAAGATGGCAACGTGACGCAGACTCAGCAGCCGACAGGCACGACAACCAAGACGGTTAAATCGTCTATCCTGCTGATGAAAGCCGCAGTAGCCCTACAAGAAGCCATGACCCGTATTGAACAACTTGAAGCGAAGGTCGCTTCGCTTGAATCTAAAGGAGCCTGAAATGAGTGCAACATTCCAGTGGGTGATCGAGTGGATGCAGACGACCCCCACCGCTGCTGATCCGTCTGAAGCGGTCATCACCGTGGGATGGCGCTGCAACGGCACGCAGGATGCCTATACGGCAACCGTCTACTCCACCTGCTCACTCCCACCGGCTGACCCCGCCTCCTTCACGCCTTACGCCGACCTCACGCAGGATCAAGTCCTCGGTTGGTGCTACGCCAACGGTGTCAATCAAGCATCCGCCGAGCAAGCAGTGCAGAGCAATATCGACAATCAGATCTCGCCGCCGGTCATTCAACCTCCGCTACCTTGGGCCGCATGATGCAAGAGTTCACCATCAAGATCACAGTTGAGGAAGCCAACATCATTGCGATGGGGCTGGGCAAACTGCCGCTCGAAATGTCAGTTGCATTGTGGACGAAACTGCGCGAGCAAGTTCAGCAACAAAGTAACTTGACACCTGCTGAGCCTACTGTATAAATTCACAACCGTACTGGTGCGGTTCACCAGGTACTCATACGAGTAGACATGGACAACACTCCTGAAGTTGTAGCGGCGGCGCCTGAAGCGCCAGCACCCGCGCCGGAACAGGTCGTAACGGCTACGCCTGACACCGTAGAAACACCGCCGGATACGGTCAAGACGTTCACGCAAGAAGAAGTGGACGCGATGATTGGCAAACGCCTCGCAAGAGAGCGTCGATCGTGGGATAGAGAGCGCACCAAAGCGCCTGAACCTGTCGCCCCAACGCCCGTATCGCAAGATCAGTTTGAGTCTGTCGAAAAGTACGCCGAAGCACTGGCGTCTCAGAAGGCAGAGCAGCTACTCCAGCAACGGGAACTAGAGCGTCAGCACGCTGAAATCCTTGAGTCGTACCACGACAGAGAGGAACAAGCGCGGGACAAGTACGAAGACTTTGAAACCGTCGCGTACAACCCGAGTCTGAAGATCACGACCGTGATGGCTCAGACGATTCAGGCTTCGGATGTAGGACCAGACGTCGCGTACTTCTTGGGCCTGAATCCGAAGGAAGCGGATCGCATCTCCCGACTGCCGCCGTTTTTGCAGGCAAAAGAGATTGGGAAGATCGAAGCCAAAGTGGCCTCGAGTCCACCCGTTAAGAAGCCGTCAAACGCCCCTGCACCGATTCAACCTGTCGCCGCGCGATCCTCGAGCGGCCCGGCCTACGACACCACCGACCCGCGCTCATTGAAGTCGATGAGCACAAGCGAATGGATCGAAGCCGAACGGCAGCGCCAGATCCGTGCGTGGGAAGCCAAACACGGTAGGTAACCGCTATCAACCCACGGAGTTTAATAGATCATGGCTAACTCAATCCTTACGATTGACATGATCACCCGCAAGAGTTTGGAAATCCTTGAAAACTCGCTGGTGATCACCCGTAACGTAAACCGTCAGTATGACGACTCATTTGCCGTCCAAGGCGCCAAGATTGGTTCCACGCTGCGTATCCGTCTCCCGGACCGCGCGCTGGTGACCGACGGTGCTGCGCTGCAAGTTCAGGACGATCAGGAACAGTACACCACCCTCACGGTGTCGAGCCAGAAGCACATCGGCGTGAACTTCACGACCGCTGAGCTGACCATGCAGCTCGATGACTTCGCAGAGCGGGTGCTAAAGCCTCGTATCAGCCAGCTTGCCTCCAGCATCGACGCTGACGTCGCCAACTCGTTTAAGAGCATCTTCCAGTCGGTCGGCACCCCCGGCACCACGCCTGGCACCTCGCTCGTTCTGCTGCAAGCCCAGCAGAAGCTGAACGAAGCCGCTGCGGTGATGGACCCCCGCTACGCGACCGTCAACCCGGCGGCCAACGCGGCGCTGGTCGAAGGCATGAAGGGCCTCTTCAACCCGGTTTCTACCATCAGCAAGCAGTTCAAGAACGGCATGATGGGCGAAGGCATTCTGGGCCTGAACGAAGTCAACATGTCCCAGTCGATCAAGCAGTTCACGACCGGCACCCGGACTGGCTCGCACACTGTGACGACCACCGTGTCATCGCAAGGCGCGACCTCGATCGCCATCACTGGTACTGGCACGCAAGTCATCAAGCAAGGTGACGTGTTCACCGTTGCTGGTGTCTATGCGGTCAACCCCCAGACCCGCGAATCGACCGGTAGCCTGCAACAGTTCGTGGCGACCGCTGACGCAACCGCTTCTGGTGGCGCGTACACTGTGAGCGTAAGCCCGGCGATCTACACTGCGAGCCAAGCTCTTGCGACCGTGGACTCGTTCCCGCAAGCCAGCGCTGTTGTGACCTTCTTGGGAAGCGCCAGCACCCAGTACCCGCAAAACCTTGTGTATCACCGCGACGCGATCTCGTTTGCGACCGCCGATTTGCTGATGCCGCAAGGTGTGGACATGGCCTCGCGCCAGGTCCATAACGGTATCTCGATGCGGATCGTACGGCAATACGACATCAATAACGATCGTCTGCCCTGCCGTATTGACGTGCTGTATGGGTTTTCTGTCATCCGTCCGCAAATGGCCGTCCGTCTCTGGGGCTGATAGGATTAGGGGGCTTCGGCCCCCTTCCACCAAATTTTTGAAAGGATTGAATCATGGCTCTTCCTAATGGTGCAGGCGGCTATCAGGTCGGTGCAGGCAACCGTGACGAAACCGTCATGGGCGCTGCGGCCGCGCCGCAAACCGCAACCTCTACGGCTACGCTGACTGCTGCTCAGATTGTGGGCGGTATGCTGGTAGCTAACCCCTCAACCTCGGCCGCAACGTACACGCTGCCGACCGCGTCTGCTATTGACAGCGCGCTTCCCAACGCAACAACGGGCAGCACGTTTGACCTGTTCATCGTCAATACCGGCACGTCGTCGGGCGCGGTGACTCTGGCGCTTGGCACCGGCGTTACTGATGGTGGCAACGCGCTGGTGGCGGTGGCGGTGACGTCCAGTGCTGCGTTCCGGTTCCGCAAAACTGCGGACGGCGCGTACACGGTCTACAAGATCGCTTAAAGGAGTTACGTCATGCCTAACAACAAAGCTGTTGGCGTGGCGTACTCCGACCCGTCACTCACTGCGTTTTATCTCAACGCTCCGGTCACCAAGACCGCCAGCTTCACGCTGGGCGACGAGGAAAACTATGTGATCTGTAACGGTTCCGCTGCCAACGTCACGGTGACGTTGCCCAGCGGTTCTGATTACATCGGTCGGACCGTCACTATCAAAAATCTGTCTGGCACCTACACGGTGATCTCGGCGTCCTCGAACGTCAAACCGCTAGCATCAGGCACTGCGGGCACGGCCATTCTGGCTGCGACCGCCGGCAAGTTTGCGACGCTGGTTTGCGAAGACGGGACCAACTGGGTCATCATGGCGGCTGCCTAAACGGGCGGGGGCTTCGGCCCCCGTTTTCCTATGCCCATCATCTACATGAAGCACCCTGTTCACGGCGAGAAAGTAGCGATCGCCGAGTTGGAAGCAGAACAGGATGAACAAAACGGCTGGACACGCTATACTCTGGGTGAAGACCCTGACGGGGCCGTAGACAGCGCGCCAATCAACCAACTTGCGCGCCGAGGTCGTCGTCGCAAGGAGGTGGTCGATGGCGACTACAGCGGGTGACATCATCACGGGCGCTCTGCGCCTGATAGGTGTAGTGGCCGAGGGCGAATCGCCTTCGCCTGAGTCGGCAGCGGATGCGCTGTCGGCTATGAACCAGATGATTGAGTCATGGAATACCGAGCGTTTGTCGGTCTTCTCAACTCAAGATCAAATCTTTAGTTGGCCTGCAACAGAAATCAGCCGCACGATGGGGCCGACGGGTGATTTTGTCGGCAACCGGCCAATTCTGGTTGACGACGCGACGTACTTCAAAGACCCGTCCACCGGCGTGTCGTACGGCATCAAGCTCATCAATCAGCAGCAGTACGACGGGATTGCGCTGAAGACGGTGCGAAGTACCTACCCGCAGGTC